AGATAGCGTAGCGTCTCGTGGGCTCGGAGATGTGTATAAGAGACAGCACCAACACTATATTACTTTAAGGTTGGTTCCCCCCAATATATCCCCATCTAAGATAGACTATTACTTAAAGGATAGTACGTATAAAGATATCTGTACGTACAAGGATATGATTATCTATAGAGATAAAGAGTATTAGAAGATAGTACTTGAAGAACTGTACAGAATCTGTATATAGAGAGTATCAGTAATCAGTCTAGGATAGAATACCAATGGAAAGATACAAAGGGTTCTCCTACAAGGAACTCAATAATAAGTTTGAGTATGACCACGAACAAGGTAGGTTCTATAGTAAGAAGTCTGGTAGACTACTTGATTCTACTAAGGGTGGAAAGATGTACTTGGGTGTTAGGGTAGGTGATGAAGTCATTGCTCTACAGCCTGCAAGAGTGGCATATATCCTTCACAAGAACTACTTCCTTAAAGATGATGAAGTAATCAAGTTTGAAGATGGTGATCATCTTAACTTTGAATTCTCTAATCTTCTTGTGGTTAAGAAAGCAGAGAAGGCTTTGTCTGCTAGACATGTAGTTAAGCCTAAATCTGTTGAGACTGATGTTGAGGGTGTGGCTAGGATTATGCCTATGGGCTACTATGTAGCTAGAAGGGGTCCTACCCAAGCAGTATATAGGACAAATAGCTATGAAGAGGCTGTAGAGGTACGTAGAGAGTGGGAAAAGGATAAGAGCATCCACAGATGGGATACTACTATGCCTTTGCACTTTAGAGGCTAATCATGTAAATATCAGTTAACTTTTTGTGGTTAACTTTTATATTTTTGTGGTTTAACTGATAAAATCAGGTGTTTTGAAAAATAAATACGTAATATGTGATATTTTTATCACTATTGCCCTTGACTTTTCAGAACACCAACATTATATCTAATAAACAAAGGCAAAAGAACCGATCTTCCCCACAACCTCATGTATCATGGAAGCGTAACTAGGTTTGAGCCTTTGTACAGATTTTTATATACCCTTCACGCCTAGCAGGCCAATAACCTGAACTAATGCGCACCCCGAAGGGTTCCTTATTACCTGTTTATCAGGTTAGGCCCCTGAAGCATTTACTGGATGATGTTCGCTTTTGTAATGCGAGGAAATCAGTTCGATTCTGGACAGGGGCACCAATTACTTTGTGGCAGTTAGATAGCCATATAAGGCTTATATGCGCATTAAAGGAGCCACATATGGCTGAAGCACTTAAACATAAAATGGAAATTGCTACAGCTATTCGTCGTCAAATTGGCGCTGGTGTGGCTATGAGGGTAATCCTAGATTACATTCAACAATTCAAAGATGCTCCTACCTCTATGAATGGTATGTATAAGACATATCGTGCTGATATTGCAGATGCTAGGGCTAATCTACAAGAAGAAATGGGTAATGTAGTTATCAGTGCTGCTAAAAGTGGTGATTGGAAAGCTGCTGAACTTGTGCTTCGTTCTAAAGCTGGCTGGTCGCCAACTCAAACCATTATTGAAGCTGAACCTGAAGATGAAACCTCTGATAATGGGGCTATTGATGATCTTCTTGCTTTGCTTGGTAGAAAAAACAAAGAATAATTAAAATGGCTGTAAAGCGCGTTGCAAGTAAGGTAGTTAAGAAAACCACAAAAACTGAAGAAGTTAAGACCCTTGGTAAAAATGGTCTTGCACTTCATGCTGATGACCTTCGTGCTATGGGCGAAGATGTGGTAGGTCTTCTTACTCAACTTGAACCCTCTAAAGCCCAAACACTAATCTATAATTGGCATTTTTGGGCAAGGCCTACACAACTTGCTCCTGAAGGTCTTTGGAATACTTGGTTTATTAATGCTGGTCGTGGCTTTGGTAAAACCCGTGCTGGTGTTGAGTGGGTCAGAGAAAAAGTAAAAGCTGGTGCAAAACGTATTGCTGCTATCGCTGCTACTAACTCTGATATTGAACGAGTTATGATTAATGGTGAGTCTGGTTTCCTTGCTCGTTGTTGGGCTGGTGATAAGACTGATCGTGGTGTTAAGATGGGTATGCCTGTATGGTCCCCCACTAAGCGTACACTAACTTGGGAGAATGGTGCTCAAGTACAGTTTTTCTCTGCTGAAGAACCTGAACGTCTTCGTGGACCTCAGTTTGAGTGTGCGTGGTGTGACGAACTTGCTGCTTGGAATAGAGACAGAGACACTTGGGATATGCTCCAATTCTGTCTTCGTCTTGGCAAGCATCCTCAAGTCTGTGTCACTACAACTCCTAAGCCCACTAAGCTTGTACGAAACATTATTAAAGGTAAAACAACTGTTGTCACTTTTGGTTCAACTTTTGATAACTCTGCTAATCTTGCGGCTCCTTATCTTGATACAGTGAAGAACTTGTATGAAGGCACAAGGCTTGGCCGTCAAGAACTTTATGCTGAAATCCTTGATGAAGCTTCTGGTGCTTTGTGGACAAGAGATGTTCTTGAAGCCTGTGAGATGGATATTCCTGATCTTGTAGAGTTTGCTAACAATCTTGCTAGAGTTGTTGTGGCTATTGACCCTGCGGTTACAGCTAATGCTGAAAGCGATATGACTGGCATTGTTGTGGCAGGTATAGACCTTAATGGTGTTTGCTATGTCCTTGAAGATGCCACAAACAGATATTCTCCTGAACAGTGGGCTACTAAAGCCAATGACCTTTATTTTAAGTATACTGCGGATCGTGTTGTAGCAGAACGAAATCAAGGTGGAGATATGGTTAGACATACTCTACAAACAGTTAATGAGACTATCCCTATTCGCTTGGTCCATGCTTCTAAAGGTAAGTATGCCCGTGCTGAACCAGTATCGGCTTTGTATGAAAGACACAAGGTTAAACATGCTAGGGGATTGGATGAACTTGAAAATCAAATGGTTCAATGGGAACCTTTGGGTTCTATTGGTTCTCCTGACCGTCTTGATGCTCTAGTTTGGGCATTGACTGACCTTGCCCTTAAAGGTATTGCTAAACCAACGCTTAATTTGGCCTATTCAGATGCAAAAGGTCTAACTTCAAATCAATAGGTAGTCTAATGAATAAGCTGTCGGAAACTGCCAGCAAAATTGAACTTGGGGTTTCTGGACAGAATACCTATTCAGGTTTGCCTTATGCTGATGAATTTCTTGTTGACCTTCGTGGCAATAAGGCCATTCAAAAATATCGTGAAATGCGTGACAATAATGCCACTATTGGTGCTGTTATGTACGCAGTTGAACAAACTCTTCGCGATGTTGAAATTAAGGTTGTCCCTATTGATAACTCTCCTGCTGCCCAAGATGCTGCTGACTTTATGAAGTCCATTCTGGATGACATGGACCATAGCCTTGATGACCACATTGCAGAAGCCCTATCTTTCTTGACTTATGGCTTTTCGTGGTTTGAAACTGTTTATAAAGTTCGTGGTGGTGAGGCTCGTTCCAGTAAAAAGAACAGCAAATATAATGATGGTAAGATTGGCGTAAAGAAACTTGCTATTCGCGCTCCTTGGACTGTCTATCGTTTTGAGGTTGACCACGAAAATAGTGAAATCCTCGGTATGCACCAGATGGTGACATGGGGTAAGCCAGCTATCTACATTCCTGTAGAAAAGAGTATTTATTATCGCACCACAAGCCTTAATAATGATCCTTCTGGACGCTCTGTTCTGCGTAATGCCTATGTGGCTTATACCTACCTGAATAGGATTCAAAGCTATGAAGCTATTGCTATTGAGCGTGAACTTCATGGTGTTCCTGTTGGCCGTATGCCTGCTGAGTATCTTAGTTCAGATGCCACAGTAGACCAAGCAGCCCTGCGTCAGCAATTTGAACGCATCCTTCGAGATTTGAAAAACAATGAACAAGGTTATGCGCTTCTTCCCTCTGACCTCTATGTGGACGTGGATGGTAAACCAACCAATCAACGTCTTATGGATATTGAACTCATTACCGCTAATGGCACTCGGGCTATTAACACTGATCCAGTAATTCAACGCTATCAGCATGACATTGCTCGTTCTGTTATGGCTGAGTTTATGATGCTTGGTGGTGGTGCTACTGGTTCGTATGCTTTGTCTAAAACTAAAACTGATTTGTTTCTTCGTTCTATGGAAAGCTATATTAATAGCATTGTAGACACGCTTAACAAACAACTTGTAGAGTCCATTTGGCGTCTGAATGGTCTTTCTTGGGACATTATGCCTAAGCTTGTGGCTGGTGATGTTGCTCCTCACGACCTTCGTGAATTGGCAGTGTTCCTTCGCAACCTTAATGGTGCAAGTATTGATATCTCTAATCAAGGCGATACTGTGGCTGAATTGCTTCATGTTGCTGAACTTCCTTTTGATAAAGATCTTTACGTAAAGACCCAAAAAGAAGCAAAAGCAGCCGAAGATAAAGCAGCTATGCTTGCTGCACAAGCTACTAATGATGCTCAAGATGTAACTGATCAAACCAAATAATCTTCGGAGACTAATATGGCCTTTCTTGGTAACAATGTCTATGATAGTGGTCTAAACTATCTGACTTCTAACGTGACTACTCTTCATATCCTGCAAGGTGCAAGTGATCCGGCTACCTATTCGGACGTAACCACAAACACCCTCGGTAACTCTGCTGTTACTGTTGGTGCTGCTGGTGTTCGTAGCCCGAATGGTCGTAAAGTAACGGTGCCAGCTATTTCGGCTGGTACTGTCACTGGGACAGGTACTGCAACTCGTTACGCTTTGGTTAAAACAGCCACTTCGGAACTGATTGCGGCTGGTGTTTTGTCTGCTTCTCAAGCTGTGAACTCTGGCAATACGTTTACTCTGACCACCTTTGATATTGGCATCCCTGCCCCATAAGTGAGATAA